TCGCTCTGCATCCTCGCCAGCGCAAGCTCATGCTTCTGGTCAGCCTTGTTCTGGAAATACTCCAGCAGTTTCGGAAGACCAGAGATCAGCAGGCCGCCAAGTGTTGAGATCAAAGAAAGCATCGTTCAAACTCCATAGTAAGCAAAAGCCATCAGGACAGCACCGGCACCGCCGACCGCTACGCTGGCCCAGAACATCGGCATCATCACGGCCAGAATCGCGGCAGTCGACAGAACAATGCCAAGCTGCAAGGCGCTGCCTGCATAGGTGTAATACGGGCTGCGCTCCTTGGCCTTATCACGCTCTGCCTCCAGCACTCGCGCCTTGGCTGCGAGAGCAAGCATCCCGTCCTCGGGTTCATTACGCATACGCTGCACCTCGCTGCGTAGATGCTGCACCAGCTCGGCATCCCTCTTCGTCATATCGTCAGACTCGACCATATCGGCCATCGCGGCGCTCAGTACCGAGCGAATGTTCTTTGCCTGATACCAGGCCCAGATGTTGTTAGCCTGAATCGTATTTGTCAGCACCCGGCTAGAGTTGGCATTGCCTAGCATCGTGTTGACGGCTAGAAGGGCAGCGAACACTGTGACGGTTACCGCTGCCCTGCCCTTAATAATGATCTCAAGCTCTGATCTCGTCATGTCTGCGAAAACCCTTCAACGACGGCCCAGATCGTTGCGGCGATACAGGCCGCGGCGATTGCAAGACCGCCAATGATGATTAGCATCTCGTCCTCTTTGGCCTTCTTGCGCTTTGCCTCTTCCTTTCGCCGCCGAGCAGCATGGGCCGCGTCGGCCTCCATCTGCTTGGCTCTGGCCGTGATCCTCAGCCACACGTCCATCTTGTTGCTCTGGAAGAAGAGCATCTTCACCTGCTCCTCAAACTCCCGAGCCTGCTCCAGCGCCATCTCAAGCTCTAAAGCCTTGCCAAGCGCGGAGCCTTTAAAGTCTCCTGTCTTCGCCTTTTCGACGACCTCGATAGCCTGCGCCTTGGCGTCGAAATACTTCCCCAGCACCGGCCCAAGAGACTGCACATCCTGGACAGTCGCAACCGCCTTCTTGACGAGGTTGACGGCGCTGCTTACAGCCGCCAGGGCGGTTATGGGGTCGATCATGTCACCAGCTCTATTGCAATTCCAACCACTACACCAGGCAGCGCCGTCGCAATAGCATCCCACACATCAGGCTGACCCTCTTTGCGATACCACTGCTGGTACTCATAGAACACGCCAAAAACGATCCCCCCAATTGCGACAGCCCAGCCAACTGGCAGATAGTGGATAGCAGCCAGCACAGCGGTTGCGCCAACTCCCATTGCCAGATGCTGTAGCTTGTCTTTCGGGATCATTTTGAAATCCAAATCGCAGCGAAGATAGTCCCAGCCATCGACACAAGCATCACACCGGCAGTCTTCATCATGATCCCTTCAATGCGTTTGAGGCGGGCATTGATCTGCTCGTACCGTAATGCACAGATCTCCTCATGCGTAGACAGCCGTGCTTCTGTCGCGTCGATGGTGGTCATTTTCAGTCTTCAGCTTTGACGGTTGATTCCAAGGATTGCTGGAGCATCTTCAAGAATGCGTCCTTGCCAACCCTGAGTTGATCGAATTGAAATTGACAAGAGCCGATCTTCCTGTCCAAGTCCATGCAGTGCTCAAGCATCACTCGCTGCTCCTGCGTGAAGTCGTCCAGTTTGTACTCTTTGCCTTCAATGCTCACAGTCTGGGGTTCTTTGTTATTTCCCATTCTGTTTCTCCTTCAAGATGCCACCATCATGGGCTGGTGGCTTGCCCTTACCACGGGGTGCCGCTGGCTTGCTTAGGAGCCTTTTGGTCGGCAATCTGTGCAGCCAAAGCCGCCTCAGTCGCAGCCTTGTCCACGCTCTCCCAGACCCAAGCCAATACCTGCTGCTCGGTCAGGTTGGCATAGGGTACGGTGGGCTGGCCTTCGCTCCATGAGCAGGTGGCGTAAACGCTGGCGCTGTGGTCGCCGTCTACGGCAGTGGCACGCCAGTGCGCGGTGGTGACAAAGCCGTCAGAGGTGCGGCGGTCGAGATTGTCGATTGTCCAGGTGGTCATGGTTAAGCTCCTTTGAGTGCGGCCACATCGGCCTTGAGTTGTTCAATGATGGCTTGCTGCTCTTGGATAGCTTTAACAAGCACAGGGATTAGGTCAGCACGAACCGACTTGTAAGGCTCCTCGCCTTCAGGAGCTTCGTCCTTCCATGTGTCAATCATGTCAGGGAAGACCTGCTCAAACTCCTGAGCAATCCAGCCACGGTCGCCCTTGATGTCCTTGCCTTTGCCAGCCTTCCAATCAAACTTTCGAGGCTTGAGCGCCATGATTTTGTCAAGGCCAACATCGAGGTCTTGGATGTTTTCTTTCAAACGCTGGTCAGAGATTGCGCTGATGGTCGTATTGGTGGCGTAAACAGTGCCGCCTCCCCCAACATAAAAACGATAAGCAGATGCGCCTTTTGAATAATAAACAAATGAGTAATCAGTGTTGTCAGACACTTGCATCGTTGATGTAATCGACCCATTACTTTGCAACCTCAATCCATTTTGACTAGAGTCATCACTGGTTGTTTTTGCCACCAGCAAATCACCCCCGCTCGTGATACGGGCGCGCTCGGAGCCGTTGGTTTGAAACGACATAAAGTTGGACGGGTGGTTATAGGCAATGTTCCCAACCGATGCCGAGTCCTGATCTGCAAACCAAATAAATCCGCTTTCAGTATTGGGGCTAGCAATATTCAATGCCGCTGGGCCATCGCCCCGCTCAATCAATAAACCTAAATTTGCTACAGATGTATATCCAGACAGTGCAGACACTCGAACGTGTGTCTTTGTGATAGGCGAACTCGTCCCTATCCCCAAATTCCCACTCGCATCCAGCGTCATCGCCTGCGTGAAGGTGATGGCGTTGCCTGCTGTGCCGGAGGGGGCAATCTGCCAAGCAAAACCTCCGCTTGTATTGGTCTCATATGAAGTTGCGGAAGCCGTTGCAACATACCTGTAGTTAGTGCCGTCATAGTACGCATTGCTAATCAGACGACCAGTATTATTTCGCCCCCACAGCGCAGTGGTGCCAGAGCCAGCCTTAACTTGCAGGATGGTGTCGCCACTCCCCCACGCACTCGGCGTAACCCCCAGGCCGAGGTTTCCTGCGCCGCTAATCGTTGCGTAAGTTACTGGTGTGCCAGAAGCGGTACTGATACCCTGAAAATCAAACCCGGTGTAAGCTCCGCTGGCTTGGTTATCAGAAATAAATGTGGCCGTACCGCCGCTGTTTACCATTCTGGCGTACTGACTAACGCCGCCTGTTCGTTGAGACTGAATAGCCCCCACGACATGGAGGGGGGTTGCAGGGCTGCTCGTCCCAATCCCCAGCCCTGTGCTGGTCAGGCGAGCGACTTCGGAGCCGCCCGGATAGAAAATTGCGTTTCCAGAGTTGTCAATTTTGAACAGGTTTAAAGTATCTGTTGAATTGTTAAGAAGAAACCCATTGGTCGATGACGCTTTTAAATACGAAGTTGCACCCAACGAAATGATAGTGGTTGAGCCAAAAGAAACTCCATTTGACCCAAGATTCAAATTGCTCCCATCAAACGTCAGCGCAGACCCAGAGGTCAGCACTTTCGAGCCATTCAGGTACGTCACGCCGTTGGCGGTGCCGCCTGACAGAGTCAAATCAGACGACATCGTCACAGCAGCAGCATTTACCGTACCCGTTAGAGTCGGAGAACCTGCCAAAACATTGTTGCCAGTACCAGTGTTGGTGACACTGACCACATTCTTGCTGGCATCTAGTGCAAGCGCAGTTGATGCAGTCCCATACGCAAGATTCAAGCTCGTTGCAATAGCGGCAGTCGTAAAGTTTCCAGTAGATCCACCATCAACTTTCTGCCATACACTGTTGTTGAAAACAACCCAATCTCCAACACCCCAGGTTGTTTCACCATTCAAGTTTGTTGAGCCAGCAACGCTGACGACGTAGTAGTCGCCCTTTGTACCCATGCTAGAGACAAGAGTTGGAGTGTTTGTAGAAGCGTTCCATGTGCCCTTGTAATCCAAAAATCCATCTAGGGCATCAATCTGTGATTGCAGACTTGCCAAGGTATCAAGAACACTCTGGCTAGTACCACCACCATTGGTGATAACCTTGATGCGCTCTGCGAGATCATGAGCAACAACCTCACCAACATTGATCTCACGGCCAGACGACAGGCCAATGATTAGCGAACCATCAAAATCAATGCGGGCATCTACAACAGATACCCCATCCACACCATCTACACCATCTTTTCCGGGTGCGCCATCTTTACCACGAGGTCCGGGTGCGCCATCCTTACCCGGACGACCATCTTTACCATCGCGCCCATCACGACCATGAGCGCCATCACGACCATCTTTAATCGTTGATACGCGCTTTTCAAGAGCAGTGGTTACGCCATCGAACTTACCTTGTAGATCAGACTCGATCTTTTTAAGAGCTTGAATGACAAGTTGGACGTTCTCAGCAGCTTTGCGCTGCTGCATCGCTTTGATCTCAGATACAGAATTGCGAACAGCACTGAAAAGGTTGTCAGCAACACCGTCTACGTTAGCTTTATCAAAGACCTTATCGATTTCCATTTTGCAACTCCATATTCAGCTTTTCAAGAAAGTCGTTCTCTAGATCAACCACATCATTTTTTGCAGAACTCATCTGAAGTTCAACAATCTTGGTTTTGTTCTTGATGTCTGCCTCTTTAAGCATCAATTCGGCAATCTTAACCCTCTTGTCAAACTCACTTGACTCTTTTCCTTGGGGCAGATTAGTGGTGGTTGAGGCGATGACTTTGGCTTGTACCTCTTGCGGCATAAGCTGCGCCTCTGTAAGCAACTTCTGCGCTTCAGCACGGTTCTTCTCGGCCTGAGTCGTTTTGTCAGCAATCTGAGCCTGAGCAGCCTGAAGCTCCAACTGACGCGCTGCCATAGCCAACTGTTGAGCCTCTGGATCGGGCTGCGACATCTGATCGAGAGCGGCGATCAACTCATACCTGTTAGAAAGGCTAGAGTTGTTCAAAATACCCTTCAAAATCAATGGCAGTACAGGTGTATTTGGACCCAAAGTCTGAAGTAGACCGATGAATTGCTGCTGTTCGTACTCCCGAGCAATGATGCCAAGCGTAGCAGTCGGAATGAACTTCATATCCACGCTCGGATACCGCTCAGGATCAAACTGCATGTACCTGAAAGCGGCCTTCTGGATAAACGGAATCAGGAAGTCCTCTTGGAAGTTCACCAGAGTGCGCTTGTACTTCTTGATAATCGTTGCGACAGCGGTGGACATAGCCTGTCCGTCCCGTGCGCCATTCGTTACCATGCCCTGACTGTCCAGAGTACCAGTTGCTTGAAGCAACATACGCTCAAATTCTTGAGAAGTACGCAGGTTGTCTGGACTTGTTTGGCCGAACTTGAAGGGATAGAGGATCTCGGCAGGGTTGCCGTTGACCATGAATGCTTTTCCAGGCTTAACCTCAAAGCGAGCGCCCCTTGGTAGTCGAGTAGCGTCCATCCCCATCATGGGAGCGGTCGTCAAGGCCAGCGAATCCAGATGAGAACGGATCTGGGCGTCGATAGCCTTCTGCATGTTGTAGGACTTCTCGACGGTACCTCTGCCTAGCAAGCGATTAGGAACCGTGTCGTCTTGGTACGCGAGTACCGGACGATCCTTCATCATGTAAGGATTCTCTTCTGCCTTCAGAAGCATCGAGCCATTGGCGATAACTACGATGGCCTCGACCATATCGGTATAGTCTTCGGCAACAGAATCATCGGGAAACAGCACAACTGTCTCCGTATCCTTCTCTTGTAGGTATTCCCGAGGCACAAGACCGTAGTAGGTCAACAGCAGAACCTTCTCATCTTGGTACTGGCTAGGCTCTTGGGTCGGCTCAAGGTCGGAATCCTCGTAGGTAGTCCCGATGTTGACCTTCTTGTAGATGCCTTTTTCGATTCCTTCGACGACCTTGTGGATCGAGACATACTTCTCGATAGCCACGCCCATGCAGTCATCAATAGAAGTACCGTTGGGGTCAAAAAGGAAGTTCTTTGGGTTGACAGGATTGAGCTTTACAGCAACGCGAGACTTCTCAATGACGCCGATGGCTGCTTGTCCAGGCTGGCCGGGAATGGGCTGTGTTGCTGGTTCAAAGACTTTCTCGGTCTTAACGATGATTTCACCGATACCAGTACCATAGATCTCGGCCATCAACTCAATCTGGTCGATTGACTTGCGGATCTTGTCCTGTTTGAAGTCCTCCATGAGCTGTGCCTTGAGCAAGGACACATCGAGAGGATTGCCGTTTACATCTTGGAGGTCATCTTGGATGTCAAAAAACTCGCCCTGACCGAAAATTGCCTCCATGATCTCTGCATGGCGGGTTTCGACGGCTTGCTGGGTAGCAGGAGTGACAATGCGTGAACGCTCGGAGTCACGGACTTTATCTTCAGCGGCCCATTCGCCACGGAAGATGCGCTCGTATTCCAGCCAAGAATCTAGGAAGTTGGTGTTTCGATAGTCACGCCACCGGTCACAGTGGTCTACGACAAATGCCGTCAGTTCTTTGTCGTTCTCTGTCGGCTCGTAGAACTCGTTTTGATCCATACTAGACTCCTGATATTACGTCGATAGGCTCCCAGCCATCATCAGCCTCTTCATAGTAGCTTGTCACAGCTAACTGGTCGATATAGCTGAGGGCGTCAGGCAGATCATCGTGTACCCCGACTGCGGGAAACATCAGAAGTTGGTCAACAAAGTCGTCCCAATTCTCTTCGTTGTTTAGCACTATTCTGCCGTGTTCAAACCGGCCTTGCAATGCCCATATGATTCTATCCGCTTTCTTGCGATTTCCGTGAGTTAAATCAACGATGTGCGAGAAGATATTGTTCTTCCGCATTAAATCGCTCAAATAGGGCAAAACGGCGTTTTTTAGCGCCCCACGCTCAATTCCGACACTCAACGGGCGATAGTCCCGCATCTTCATCAGTATCTTGGTCGCTGTCTCACGGATATCCCAACGGCCATGCTCAATCTCTTTGACGAACCATTTCCCGTCGTCAGTGACCTTAACAACCGCAATTGCAGACTCATCGAGCCGCTTTTTAGAATTAGCCGCCTGTTTGGCAACTTCTTCAAAGCCAGCAAGATCGACGGCCACAAAGTAGCTGCCGTAGGACGGCTCTTCCCCGTATTTGATCCACTCTTCTTTAAATACGTCTGAGCCAGCGTTGGAAAAACTAGCCATGTACTCTTGCTTGAAAGCAAAGCTGGAGAGCGTTTTTTTAGCAGACTCAATCTCATCTGGGTCGATCAGTGGGTTGTCTTTGGTCGTAAAGTGCCAGGACTTCCAGTCCTTGTCGTCGCCTTCTTGGCCCAACTTCCACAGGTCGTGAAACCAGTTCCTGCCCTTTGGTGTACCAATAAAGATCGCTTTGCCCTTTTTATCCGACAAAGATGCTCGGATAACTTGTTCCCAGGCTTGGGGCTTGATATCGGCCACCTCGTCCAGAACCGCGAAGGTCAGGGACACACCCCGCAGGGTATCAGGGCGGTCAGCGCCACGGACGTAGATTCTGGCCCCGTTTATCAGGGTAATGTCTAGGTTGTTGACGTTGGATGTCTGGATGACTTCCCGGCCAAGGTCTAGCAGCAGATCCCAGACGATCTGGCGGGACTGACCCATCGTAGGGCTGACGTACAAGACGGCTGAACCCTGTGGGCAGCGTAGTCCCTCGATAATCAGCATGGTAGCGGCCAGCCTAGACTTCCCACAGCGCCGACCGGCAGCGATAACCTTAAAGCGGGTCGGGTCTGCGTAGACCTCTTGCTGCCAGGGTAGGAGTGAGAAGTTGAGGTCAGACATCTTTGGGTTCTACGTCTTCAGCCTCGATAGTCTCCCCGACCTGAACGCCAATGCCGGAGATAGTAATGTTTACAGCACTACGCTGGGCGCTGGTCTTCTCAAACAGGCTGACAGGAAGTGCGCGTTCCATGCACATCTTGAGCGCGGCCATCTGTTGTGGATGGTCGTCGTTCATGGCGATGTCAATGACCTTGGCAACGACAGCCTCGCCCTTGGACTCCACCAGCATCTTCTTTAGCTCTTTGAGCCGCTGATACTCAGTCTTGGGTAAAACAGCAGGTGTTCTATAAGCCATAGTTCATTGTATAGCAAGCTATCGGATACCCCAATAGGGTAAACCATGATAGAGTGTCGTTACGGGGCTATGACCCAGCCCTCTATGCGGTTGAGCCGACCAAGTAGGATAAACGTGACGAACTGGGTGAGTCTCAAGTAGCCCCCTGCCAATGCTGTGAAGCACCGCAGGCCAGGTGAACAGGGCAAGCGACTCAGGCGCTACCAAGCGTAGTCTAGATAAACGAGAGGCTCCCTTGAAAAAGGACACACCCTTTACGGGTCCCTGTTCTTTTCTTCTCCACCAATCAGACTACTCCACTTTTTTTCGCCAGCAGCAGTATGTGTGGGCAAAGGCTAAATTGGCTTTTTCGGAGGGAGTGGGGCACCTACAAATTTTTCACACAGACGCAGACCCTCCCCCCCCCTGTCTCATAAACACTACACCAAACCCTACCTGTTGCACAAATACAACACAGGGTTCACCCTACTGTGGCATAAATACAACACTGTTGCGTAAATACAACACAGGGTTTTCCCTTAGGTAGAAACCCTAATAGGGTTAACCCTCATGCGGTGGGTGCATAGGGTTATGCAAATTTTGCATGGGGTCGGGGGAGGCGGATGGTGCTTTTCTGGGGGTCTTGACCTTGCTTGCCCTTGCTGATGTTTCACGTGAAACGTTGGGGAAAAAACGTGGGGCTAGCGGATGGATTGACCGCCACAATTCCAGGCATTCATTGAACCCGATGCTTAGGTCTCCATCGCCGGCCGACAGTAGTATTTCCCGTTGTTCCGGCGTCAGTGTTCGCTTAAAAACCCGCGTGTCTTGTTTGCATGGCCTTGGCATAAGTGTTGGCTAACCTACTGTATAAAGGATCAGTGCTTTTCTAAGGGTTTCCCCTATTCTAGGGGCGTTTAGTTTCCTTGACAATTCTAGTCAACCCGCAAGCACAACGCATGGCGGTCTCTTAAGGGAACATCATGGAATCAATCTTCGCATTCAACCAGTATCGCCCGCTCACTGAAGAACAGATCGAGCGGAAAGTAGAGATTCAGATTGACCGCCTGGATCGTCATTTACTGGGAAATCAGATCACGCAAGAGCAGTATGACCGGGACATCATGGCCCTGGATACATGGGCTGCTCAGCAATACGAGTTTACAAAATCTTTCCAGTGAGGTTCCGCCATGAATGCATTCATCAAAACCACGGCAGGCCTTCACAAAATCTATCGGTCTGGCAATGATTGGAAGATCGTTTTTCCGGACGGGTCGGAAAGATGGCGGTCTGTTTGGCCTGATCATGCCAAAGCATCATTAGTCCAGGCCTTGCGTCTGATTCCGAATGCCGATCATCTTGATCTGCAAATCGTTGACCTGTACAAACAATCTTGATTGGAGACATCATGCCCGGATTTGATCATTCCCATATGTTTGACATCGTTGAATCAAAACGATGGATCAACGATGACGGTCGCACAGCATCTGTTCACGGGTCTGTTCCGTGGACATCAGACTCAGATCGGTCTGCTTGGAGAATTCAGGTTGTCGGTTACACAGTACAGCATAAAAAGACGGGAACAATTGGAATCGGTCGTCAACCTTGGAAGACCCTGCAAGACGCCGAAAACTGGTTGTACGGTCGTTGATTGACATTTCAACCTGATGCGTCTTTTGGGCGCCC